CTGGATTATGAGAACCCAGCACCATCCTCATTGCACCCAAACTGGCGGCCCGAGGAATCCGGGGTTTCCTCATGGGCTACAACGTCGGCGAGTACACTGTGAAGGTGCGCCGCCCGGCGCCGTCCTTCGGTGTGAAACTGGACGCACACCGGATTGAAGAGCTGAGACGTCCTGTTGCTTTTTACCCATCGGTTCTGGGTTACCGGCAGCCAGATGGTTCTTTTCCTTGTTTAGTTCCTTTTTACCCCGACCAACACTCCACCGTCAACCTGATCGCCGGCGCATGCCATCGCTACGCCGCAGAAATGCCCCCTGTTGACGAGGCGATTGACTTCGTTTTGTTCGGCCAAACTTTCATCCGCCAAGTCTGGCGTGATCCTGTCCGGAACGAAGAAGTGCCAACCTTCGCTCATTGGTTGGCAAATTCCGACTTTCCCCCGGCACGCAAGAAACAGATGCTGCGAGCTTACTTCAGTCAAGACGATCCTATGAAGGTCACGGAATCCGTCAAGACGTTTGTCAAACACGAGTGCTGGGAGGAGCCCAAGGCACCACGCAAGATCAATCCCTTCGATGTTTACGTCAACGTGCTACTCGGACCCTTGTTCCATGCGGTCGATAAGAAGACATTCCAGGCCAGATGGTTTGTCAAGGGATCTGATCCGAGGAGTTGGGCCAAACGCATGCGAGTGCTCTTTGAGGACTCTCCCGTCGTGGAAACGGATTTCACGGCGTTCGAGGGCCATCACCGCGGGCCGTATGCCTACTTGGCCTACTACTGGGCATTGCACATGACTCGTGGCCTCTCGGGATGTCGGCACCTTCGCGACCTCATTTGCCGCCTCATGCTTGGAGGCCGCAAGATTGTGACCAGAGTCGCGAAGATGACCCTCGACCAGCGCCTGATGAGTGGGGCTTTGTGGACATCGTCTGCCAACGGTGTTCTCAACCTCATAATCATGGCGTACACCTCTGCCAAAGCGGTGCTGCCACTCGGCTCCGTAGGAGATCGAGTGCGGTGGTGTGTGGACCACCTGCAGGGGTTTGTTGAGGGTGACGACGGGATCTTCTTGGATGTCGGACAAAGCGAAGACGTCGTCCGATCCATAGGTGCCGTCGTCAAACTCGCCAGGGCCAGGGCGTTCGGTGAGGCCAAGTTTTGTGGCGTCATCTGCGACCCTGAGGCCCTGGAGAACGTCAAGAATCCCAGGGAAGTGTTGCGCAAGTTTCTTCTCCTGCCATCCAAGTACATGGCTTCTAGCGACAACCTCCAAAAGTCTCTGCTCCGGGCCAAGGCTCTTAGCTACTACACCATCCTGCGCAACTGCCCTGTTGTGGGGCCGCTGTGCGAGTGGGTCCTTCGCGAGACGAGTGGGATTGATGTCACAAGGGCGGTGCGCAATCTGGAGCCTCACCACAAATTCGCTGTGCGAATTGCGTGTCGTGAGAAACTCTGGAAACTGCACCCCGATGTGAAGTTTTCGTCACGTTGCTTGGTGGCAGAGCGATTCGGGATCACTATCTACCAGCAATTAGAGATTGAGGATGCTTTCATGAAAGCCCGAGGGTTTGCGTTTTTCGACTCCCGCTCTCTCTCAGACGACTTGACTATGCAGCACCGCGACGACTACGTGTGCCTCGACCCATCTCGGTGGGTCCCGCCCCAAAGCCACGATCTTCCATCATGGCTGTCGCACATTATGAGGCACGGGAAGCGTCCTGACCGGGACGAGGCCGTGGCGGAGATTGACCGCGCTTTCGAGCGCGCTCTCTACCGCGCCTGGCCGGCTCGCTTCGCGTAGTCGTTGAGAAAGTCCCATTGGG